ATCAACGAGGCCAGCATGACCGTCTGCAAGAAATGCCAGGGCAAGGGCGCGGTGAAGGCTGCGCCCTACCCGTCCCGGCGCGACCTGCCGTGCTTCTGGTTTGCCAAGGGCGCGCGGACCTGTCCCAGCTGTGACGGCACGGGCGAGACGGAAGACGGGGGCCGGGATGGACGCACCTAAGCGGCCCATGCCACCAGCAGACCAAGTCGAAAGCTTCGAGGCATGGTTCGGCCCTGCGCCCGACCTTGCCGAATGGGCCACGGCTTCGTTCATCGACGACGCCGCGCCGCTGTGGAACCCGGATCACGAGCATCTGCGCTCGGCCTCGATCGGCTTCCTCTGGACCAACGTGTCCAACGCCAAGAAGGGCCGCATGGTGATCGGCACGGCCGAACCGGGTACCCCTCAAGGCGCGATGGGCAAATGGGGCCGCGCCAAGGCCACGTTGCAGGTGACGGACTGGTTCGGGATGGTCCCGGACTTCATCATTACCATCGACGCTGCATGGTGGGTGCAGGCATCCGACGCCGAGGCCTGCGCGCTGATCGAGCACGAGCTCTACCATTGCGCCCAGGACCGGGACGAGTACGGCGCGCCGAAGTTCAACCGTCAGACCGGGCGGCCTGTCTTCGCAATGCGCGGACACGACGTCGAGGAGTTCATCGGCGTGGTGCGCCGGTATGGCGCGGACGCTGCGGGGATTCGGGAACTGATCGAGGCTATTGAGGCCGGGCCAGAGATCGCTGCCGCAAGCATCGCTCAGTGCTGCGGGACCTGTCGCTGAACATCTAACTGTCTAGTAAATCGATCCTGGCGCGCATTTCTTCGAAGCGTTCATTTGCCTCTCTGGCCCGCCGCGCAGCGGCTTGGCGCTTAAGGGGATCAACGTTCGGCTTTCTCTCAATTTCTTCCAGCTCATAGGCTGCGTCTATGAGTTCGTCCAAAGTAGCTATCCTATCCAGATAAGCCTCATGATGTTCTATGGGCATAGTATTTCCTTCATGGGTGAGGCCCTACGATAATGGCGGCACCAAAGCTCAACAACGAGATCCGGACCTTCATCGTCCAGTCGCTTGCCTGCTTCGATGGCCCGTCGACCGTAGTGAAGGCGGTCCAAGACGAGTTTGGGATCACTGTTACCCGTCAGTCGATCGAGACCTATGATCCGACCAAGCGGGCGGGCAAGGACCTGGCGCCGAAGTGGTGCGCGATCTTCGAGGAAACCCGCGCCGCCTTCCTGGAGGACACCAGCAGGATCGGCATCAGTCACCGCGCCGTGCGCCTCCGAGGGCTGCAGCGCATGGCCGAGAAGGCCGAAGCGCAGGGCAACATGGTCTTGGCGTCTTCGCTGCTGGAGCAGGCTGCCAAGGAGATGGGTGGCGCGTTCACCAATCGGCGCGAGGTGACCGGCAAGGACGGCAAGGATCTTGCCCCACCGGTCACCATCGATGCGGGAAAGCTGAGTACGGGGGCCTTGCGGGAGTTGCTGGGGGCGTTTGATGACGACACGCCTTCATCTGACACCGGCTGACCGGATCGCGATCGAGCGCGAACTGTGCCGCCGGTCACTGGCGGACTTCGCCAAGCGCGCCTGGCACGTTCTGGAGCCTGCCACCTCGCTCAAATGGGGTTGGGCGCTAGATGCGATCTGCGCGCATTTGGAGGCCGTCACCCACGGTGAGATCACCCGGCTGTTGATGAACGTGCCGCCGGGCACCATGAAGTCGCTGCTGACCGGGGTGATCTGGCCTGCGTGGGAATGGGGCCCCGCCGGGCTGCCGCAGCATCGCTTCCTCGGTACCAGCCACCTGCAGAACCTCGCGGTGCGCGACAACCTGAAGTGCCGCCGCCTGATCGAGAGCCAGTGGTTCCAGGACCGCTGGCCCGTCGCCATGACGGCGGACGAGAACCGCAAGACCAAGTTCGAAAACACCGCGACCGGCTTTCGCGAGGCGATGGCCTTCACCAGCATGACGGGCGCGCGCGGCGACCGGGTGATCCTGGACGATCCGCTGAGCGCGCATGCCGCGAATAGCGAGGCCGAGCTTCTGGACGCCGAACTGGCGTTCCTCGAAACCCTGCCAACGCGGATCAACAACGACCGCTCCGCCATCGTGGTCATCATGCAGCGCCTGCACGAGCGCGACACCTCGGGGCTGATCCTGTTGAAGGCCCTGCCCTACACACATCTCTGCCTGCCAATGCGATTTGAGGCCGAACGACGCTGCCGGACCTCGATCGGGTTCACCGACCCGCGCACCACTGAGGGCGAGCTGCTGTTCCCGGACCGATTTCCGGAGCCGCAGGTCGCGGAACTGGAGCGGACCCTTGGCAGCTACGCGACCGCCGGTCAGCTGCAGCAGCGGCCCGTGCCGCGGGGCGGGGGTCTGTTCAAGAAGAGCTGGTTTACCCCCGTCAAGGCATTGCCAGTGGGCTGCCGGTTCGTACGGGGATGGGACCTGGCGGCAACCGAAGACAAGGAAGCGGCGGCCACCGCTGGCGTGCTGATCGCACGGGCGCCGGACGGACGGTTCATCATTGTGGATTCGACACGGGAGCAACTGGGGCCCATGGGAGTCGAGCGGCTGATGAAGGCGATTGCCGAGCAGGATCGGGCCGCGTATGGGGCCGTCCGCGGCTCCTACCCGCAAGACCCCGGGCAGGCGGGCAAGGCGCAGGCGCAGCACATCATGCGCCACGTCCTGACCGGCTTCGACTACCACTTCAGCCCCGAGAGCGGGGACAAGGAGACGCGCGCTCTGCCCCTCGCCGCACAGGCCGAGGCGGGCAACGTGTTTCTGCTGGAGGGGCCTTGGAATGATGCCTTCCTCGATGAGGTCGCGGTGTTCCCGATGGGCAAATGGAAAGACCAGGTCGACGCGGCCAGCCGCGCCTTCACCGAGCTGACGACGGCACCGAAGCCGACCGAGACCAGAACGACGACGATGGTAGGGATGTACTGAGCGATGACAGGCACCGTCGACACCAAGCACCCGGACTATCTCGACCGCGTCGACGAATGGGCCCTCATGCGCGACTGCGCGCGCGGGGAGACAGCTGTGAAGGCCGCGGGCGAGCGGTACCTGCCGATGCCCTCCGGCTTCCGCGTTCAGGAGGACGGTGGCGCGAAGATGTTCGAGGCCTACCAGACGCGGGCCCAGTTCTCGGAGATCCTGGCGCCGACGATCCGTGGCATGATCGGCGTCATCCACCGTACCGAGGCGCAGATCGACATGCCACCTGCCATGCAGGGGCTGTGGGAGCGCGCCACTGCCGATGGTCTGCCGTTGGAGGCCCTGCACCGCCGGATCACGGGCGAACTGCTGCTGACCGGGCGGTATGGGCTGCTGGCCGATGCCGCGTCGGAAGGCTCGGACCTGCCCTGGCTGGCAGGCTACACCACCGAGGCGCTGATCAACTGGTCGCCGTCCCGCGACTTCTTCGTGCTGGACGAGAGCGGTCTGTCCCGGGATGGCTTCTCGTGGAAGCAGCACAAGGCATACCGGGTACTGCGGCTCGATGAAGGCCGCTACTCGGTTGAGAGGTACGATGGCGAGGAGCAGGATGGCGAGCCTGTACAGCCGACGGCGCGCGGCGGGGCGGCTCTCACGGCCATTCCGCTGGTGGTCATGGGACCGCAGGATCTGTCCGTATCCCCACAGGAGCCGCCGCTGATCGGCGTCGCCCGCGCCGCGCTGGCCATGTACCGGCTGGACGCGGACTATCGGCACCAGTTGTACATGACAGGCCAGGAGACGCTGGTCATCATCAACGGCGACGCGCCTGCAGCCGTCGGCGCCGGGGTCGTCATCAGCCTCACTGCCAGCCGGGAAGATCACGCACCCGATGCCAAGTATGTCGGGCCGTCCGGCACGGGCATCGAGGCGCATCGAACTGCGATCCTGGACGAGCGCGACAATGCCGCCTCGGCCGGAGCGCGCCTCTTCGACAGCGAGAAGCGGTCGGCGGAAAGCGGAGACGCGCTGCGCATCCGCTATGCGGCGCAGACCGCCACGCTGACCTCGGTCGCCCTGACCAGCGCCCAGGGATTGGAGAAGGCCCTGCGGCACATCGCGGTGATGATCGGTGCGGACCCCAATCAGGTCGTGGTCAAGCCGAACCTGTCCTTCGTGGATGCAGGCATGACGCCCGAGCAGGCTGAGGCGCTCATGCGCGTCTGGCAAGGCGGCGGCATCAGCTACGAGACTTATTACGAGAACCTCCAGCGCGGCGAGATCGCCAGCGCGGAGCGGACAGCTGAGGAGGAGTTCGCGCTCATCAAGCCGAAAGGCGGGGGCGAGGACGACGACCTCTGACGACAGCCCGCTTCGGCGGGCTTTTTCATGCCTGCGAGGCAGGTTTCATCACAAGGAGTGAGCCGATGGCTCTGAAGACCCTTCTCGACAATCTGGACGACGTTCCGGAAGCCCTGCGCGCCGAGTACAAGGAGATCGACGGCAAGTTCGTCCTCGACCTCGACGGCATCGACGTGCACCCCACGGTGGTCAATCTGAAGACGGCGCACGAACGCCAGAAGCAGACCAACCGCACCCTGCAGTCGGACCTGACGGCGGCGCGGACGCGCCTGGAAGGCCTGCCCGACGATTTCGACGCCGATGCCTACGAGGCACTGCAGGCACAGGCCGAGGGCAAGGCCCCCGCCAAGACCGACGAGCAGGTCGCCCAGATCCGCCAGCAGCTCGAACGCAAGCACCAAGCCGAGCTGGCAAAGAAGGACGAGCGCATCAACACCCTGACCGGCGCAGTCAACAAGCTGTCGATCGACGACGGCCTGTCGAAGGCATTGGACGAGGCAGGCGTCGATCCGGCCTTCAAGCCCGGCGCTATGGCCCTGCTGAAGTCCAAGGGCGCAGTGAAGCTGGTCGAGGAGGACGGTCAGTTCAAAGCGCAGGTCGACACCGACATGGGCCCCATGCCGCTCGGCAGCTACGTCAAGGACTGGTCCGGCTCTGAAGAGGGCAAGATCTACGTCAAGAAGGCCACCGGCGGCGACGCACAGGGCGGCAACGGCGCACGCTTCGCCGACAACCCTTGGGACGGCAGCAACGGCAAGAAGCCGAACCTGACCAAGCAGCAGCAAGCCATTTCGGAGAACCCCGCCAAGGCGCGTCAGATGGCCCAGGCCGCCGGCGTCACGCCCAACTGGTGACGGGCTCTCCGCAATAACCGCGCCGATGGCGCATCAATCAGCCGGGCCCGACGGGATGGCTGACCATCCCCCGCAAGGCAATCTCACGCAAAGGAGCCTCACATGGCTACGACCCGCCTGAGCGACGTCATCTATGGCCCGCTCTTCCTCCCCACCACCATCCAGCGCATCGCCCAGCTGTCGCGCATCCGCAATTCGCCCATCGTCTCGACCGATGCCGAGCTGCAGCGCTTCGCCAACGGTCCCGGCGACCTGGTGCAGATGCCGTTCTGGAACGACCTGACCGGCAACTCGAACGTCTCGACGGACGATCCGGCCCAGAGCGCCATCCCGAACAAGCTGACCCAGGGCCAGGACATGGCCCGCAAGATCCGCCGCAACAACGGCTGGCAGTCGGCCAACCTGGTCGCTTCGATGCTGGCGGAGGATCCGCTGGACGCCGTGGCACAGCTGATCGCCGAGTACTGGGTGCGCGAGGAGCAGCGCATCATGGGCCTTCAGATGCGCGGCGTGTTTGCCTCGCCCGGCATGGCCGGCAACGTGCTGGACGTGGCCTCCGAGGACGGCGCCGTCACCCCGGTCCGCTTCGATGCCGAGATCGCGTCGAACGCCTATGCTCTGCTGGGCGAGTACGGCACCACCCTGTCGGCCGCCCTGATGCACTCGCGGGTGTTCTTCAACCTGCGGGCCGCCCGGGCGATCGAGCGGTTCAAGGACCCGGCGACCGGCCTGGAGTTCGACACCTGGGACGGCAAGATCGTCTACGTCTCGGACCAGTGCCCCCGCGAGCCCGGCGACACCAGCGGCTTCAAGTACACCACCTACCTCTTCGGCAACGGGGCCATCGGCTACGCCGAAGCCACCGGCGAGGGTGGTCCGAAGAAGCCCGTAGAGGTCCAGAGCGACGCCTCGGCCGGCAACGGCGAAGGCGTCGAGACGGTCTGGTACCGCAGGCACTGGGTCATGCACCCCCGCGGCGTGTCGTTCAGTGGCACTCCGGCCTCGGCCTCGGGCGTCAGCGACACCGAGTTGGGTGGCGGCGCGAACTGGACGCGGGTCTACGATCCGAAGCTGGTCCGCATGGTCGCCGTCGTGACCAACGGCTGACGGTGGGGCCCTCGGCCCCTGCCCTTCCCTTTCAGAGACACGGAGAAGCATCATGGACACCCATGACAACGACCCGCTGCTTGCCGAGGCCATCGCGCGCCGCGACGAGAGCCGGGCGATGATCCTGCAGTCGCGCGCCCAGGCCGGCGGCACCGCAATGGACCGAATGGCCGACGCGTTCAGCAAAATGGCCGATCAGGCCACCGCCGAGGCCCGCAAGTCGGCCGAGGCCGCGGACAAGGTCGAGCCGGTGCGCCCCGACCCCGAAGGCACCGCCCGCCTGCTGGCGGATAGCGAGGGCAACTTCGCGCCCAACGCCGAGGTCGCGGCCACCGGCGGCACCGGCATCAAGGCCAGCAACACCAACGTCGAGACTGGCAAGCCCGCGAACAGCGCGGACAAGGCAGGCGTGGCCATCACCGAGGGCGCGCAGGTCATCATCGGCGACCAGCCGGTTGGTGACGACCTCGACACCCTGTCCGATGAGGATCTTCGCGCGCGCTACCAGGACGTGCTGGGCGAGAAGCCACACCACGCCGCGGGCCGCGCGACGATGATCGCGCGCATCGCGGACAAGCAGGGCTGATCTTCGGTGCGGGGCTGGCCAGTTCGGCCCCAATCCCAAGCACAGCGGAGGAGCCGATGTCGGCTACAGTGACAGCGTTGTTTGGGGGTCTCACAAGTGCTCCCACGCCAGATGAGAATTGTGTCGAGGTTTTAGAAAATCTCTTGGAGAAAGCGCGCGGGGGAGAGGTGAT